TGGCGAGATGGATACGTCGCTGCGCAATGGCCTGGTCAACCATAGCGCGGTGCGTTTCATTCGCCAGGTCATGCGGCGCCGATCCCCTAACCTCGAGATGGATTGGTTGGTCGAGGGCGACGATTTGCTAATCGGCTGCACGGAACCGATAGCGTATCACATCTTTGAGAAGCTTGGATTTGCAATCAAGCCACAGGAGATAGAGACAACCGGCCTTTCGGGGTTTTGCGGTTGGTACTTCAATCCTGACACGAGGCACGCGTTGAAGCCTCCTCTCAAAGTCCTGAACCTGATGTATGCCTACGAGAATCTCTCCAACTGGCCGAGCGAGAAGCGGCGCGAACGCTACGCGGCCAAGTTGATGAGCGCGTCCCACGAGTACCCGCATAGTCCGCTAGTGTGGGTGATGGTCGATCAATTCGAACACTCGGGAATGGCGCGTTTCAAGGTTGACTGGATCACGGTGGAGCGCTACGGGCATTTGGGAGTGTCCGCATCTACACCCTGTATCGAGTACAAACCCGCCCCGGTTGGCCGACCCACCGCGGGTGACAGAGAGATGTACGCGCGTCTGTTCGAAATGCAGCCGGACGAGCAGTCGCGTATTGAATGGGAGGGCGTGTGGCGAAGCAGTTATTTCCGGGAGTGGATGTGTGTTTATCACCCGGACTGCGTGCTGTTCGCCGAGACGCATCGGGCCTGGCCCCGAATACGAAGATGAGTGGCATCGCAAGCATTCGCAAGGAGGTCCGCCGTGTTAAGCGGGAGCTCCGTGCAGAAAGAGGCAACTTGGGGCGAGCTTTGGCAGACGAACTGGGTTTTCGCAACCCGCCGAAGCGCGCCCGGAAGCGCCAGCGTCGCAGTGGGGTCAGCATGAGATCCACCGCGATTCCCGTGGCTATGACTGGTGTGACCAGCCGTGGCCCCGCTCCGAAGAGGCGAGAGACGTTCCAGTTTGAGCTCGATCCTATCGAGACAGGGACGACTCTGAAGCAGGTCATCCCGGTGGGACCGGGCTGGATCGCTAACGCCAGGAGCACAAACATTGCCAAGACGGCGACCGCATATCGCATCGTCAACTTCAAGGTCACGTTCATGTCCGCCGTATCGACGGGGACTGCTGGGACCATGACGATGGGTTTCGTCCCGTTTGGATTCAAGGTCAAAATGACAGACATCCAGACCTACCTGCGGTCGGCGCCCGGCTCTGCGACGGGCAACCTGTATACGAGTTTCACCTGCACGGTGGACCCGAAACTTGTCCCGCGCCTGTACACTACGAACGGCATCTGGTCCGAATCGGCCCTCCCCGGGTTTGTCGTGGCCAAGAGCACTGTCGATACGGCGTCGTTGGGCCGCTTCCTCGTTGAGGCGACCTACGACTTCTACGGCGAGACGCCGGGTAACCACGTGGTACTCGACCCGGGTGCGGCGGAAGTGGTCACTGTGAGTGCTACCTCTACTGTGGCCAACACCGCGCCTGGAGATATCTACATCATGCTCGAGGACTACACGGTCAGCACCGGGTCGCACCTAGTGTACCCACTAGAAGCCATGGTCGGCCTTGGTTCTACCACGGTCAGGCTTCTACGAGATGGCATCCTCATGGATTTCGACATGGATACGCCTGCCGGAGCCGAAAAGGACTTCGAAGTGCTTCCCTTCCATCTCAGCGCGGTCGACTAATTGATACCCAGGGAATTATGGCACGCTTCACGAGCA